GTGAAGAACGTCAAATTAAGAAACGACCGCCACTAAGGGCGGAGAAGAGACGAGCCCTGACGGGCGATGAGAGACATTTACAATGCTATTGTACGGCAGCCATCGTAAGAAGTCAAGATATAAAAAATCGCCCCACAGCGCAGTGCTGCAGGGCGATTCTCGTTTTGGTTTTAGGCCGGATCCGGATAACCGGGCCGAATACCGCAGGTGATGAGGGAAACATCCCGGCGCCGCTTCATCACCGCGCCGCCATTGGCGTCATTGCCGGTGCCGGTGTTGCCCTCAATAGTGAGGATCGTGCTGCCTACAACACCCACCACAATGCCCACGTGCTCCGTTTTCTTCCGCTTTCCGCTGAAATCGAAAAACACGATGTCCCCCGGCTTATAGCTGGTCACGACCTGGCTGGGGGCAAAGGTCTTGTACCGGTTCACAAACGCCGTACAGCTGGCCGTTTTGTAAAGGCTGAAGCCAGCCTCCCGGAACACCCACCAGACAAAGGCCATGCACCAGGCATACGCCCCGCCGCTGACCTCGCGGCCGTAGTAGGCGGTGTTGTACTTGACCTTATTGGAACCCGAGGGCATCTCCACCACGCCCAGCTGCCATTCCGCGATCTGAAGCACGGCGGCCCTGGTCTTTGCCTTCAGGGCGGTCATCACTCCGCCTCGACCAGTGCGGTGCCCTGCACCCGGAAGGTCTTTCCGGCGATCATGCACAGGGCGTACATCTCGCCGCAGTCGCAGTCCACCAGATGACCGTCCTTGACCAGAACCTTATCCAGGGAACCGGTGCCGGTATCCAGCAGGCCATAGCCGTTGGCGGTAGCGGCGGTGTCAGCCTTGGCCGCTGCGGTCTCTTCGGCGGTCAGCTCATGCTTGCCGGGCTCCAGGTGGATATCAGAACCCATCTCTGCCAGAGCGGTGTTGGTGTCCTCCAGAGTGGCCTCACCCACGGTGTACTTGTTGATGATGTCAGTGATCTTGCTCATAATGTAAGTCTCCTTTTTTATTTTTTAGGCCGCATCCGCAGCCGGGGTTACTCTAAACTTCCTCGTGATGTTCGTCGCCCACGATCTTGTCACCGGCGGCATCCACGGCGGACTTGCCGGCGGCCAGGATCTTCGGCAGCCATTCCGGGGCCGGCGCGCCCATGTGGACGGCGTGCTCCGCCAGACTGCCCAGTTCCCCAATGACGTACCATACGATCACCAATGGCCCGATCAGTACTGTATACGTAAATGGTAGCGCGATACCGGGCAGGTTTCTCATCATCATGCCAATAAGCCAGTCTGCCACCAGCGCCACGCATACAATGACGATCATACCGCCCTTGTGCCAGGCTCCCTCCCGGAGCTTGGCGCTGGACCAGCGGCCCTCCTTGCTGGCCACAGCGGAGCCTACCAACCAATCGGCCAACATCAGGCCCACCCAGATAATCACCAGCCAGCCAAACCAGCCCCAGAAGGCCGTCAGCGCGGCGATCACGCCGGTGATAACGGTTTTGATGTGCAGTGCAGAGTTATTTTCCATCGCTGTTCTCCTTTCCAACCGCCGCTCTGACCTCGTCAGCTTCCGCCGGCTTCAATTTGGGATAGTCCTTCAAGACTTCCTCTAGGTCTTCTCCACTGCCGACCCTGCGTTTTACAACACGGACCAGCAATTTCAGTTGCATCGTCACGCCTCGTCACCTCCTCCGTAGAGCGCAATTGCCATCATGGCCTCCATTTCTTCACGCCAGACTTCCGGCGATGGATGCGCTTCCCGGTACGCCGCCCGCAGTGTCTCTGAGCAGTCCGGCTTAGAGGATAGCTCGTAACCTTCCGCCAGCGGAGAATAAGTACAATGGTCAGAAGGCTCTCCGTCTAGATCTGGTGATCCTTCTCCCTCAACAGAGTTATCCGTATAGGATGTTACATTTTTAATCGTCAGAACCGGGGTAGTTGTTCCGATCTTATAGAGATAAAGATCCATTTCGGTTTCCCTTTCTTATGATATCCGACTTGCTTTCGTGCAGGTCAAGTGCGGGTGCCGTTGATGATTTTGCGGATCTGCCGCTCGCTGAGGCGGAACTGAGCCGCAAGCGCCCGGTAGTTGCCGCCGGTGAAGTGGGCACGGATGTCCCGGTCCCGGGCGTTGCGCTCTAAGGATTCCCGTTTGGGGATGTACAGGTTTTGTCCGCCGCACAGCAGCGTCAGCCGGGTGAATGCCTCAAGACCGATGGCCTCGGCAATGTCCCGGTATTCCTCGGGAATGTCGCTCATGGGGACGGGACGGACGGTGTCCAAATAAGGGATAGTCATAGATGGCCCCCTTTACAAAGCCGCTTTAGTTTCTACTCGCGTGGGAGGGATATTCGGGTAATCCTCGCCGGTGATGGTCTTGTAGTCAACAGCCGTAATCATTCCAATGCGCACCGCATGCCACAGTTCATTTTTGGCATCCAGTTTCTTATTCGAATCAGATATTTTGCTGTAACCGGTTTTGAACTCATCAAAGGATTTTCGTTCAATCGTATGAGACTTCCCACAAAATGTAACGACATAGCCACTCGCTCCACCAGGGGCGCACGGTCCGCCTGCCGCATAGGTTCCCGCAGGCACTGCAGATAAAGGGCTTTCGTATATAGTCAGTTCATCCGAAAGAATGATATGGATTGTTACGCCATCTTCAACGCAATCCCCCTCTGTATGCTTTATCTGGCCGTCTTTACAATAACTGATCGTAACAGGGCCGCCGAAAGGGAGCGTAAGGGTGGCATACGCATCTTTGCCCACCGTGTTAGAAACTGCGGTATAGCTTCCACTCTGATGCACCACCTCGATACTATAGCCTGCAGGGGCATGGACGAGCAGTGTTGCCTGTCGAGATTTCGCTTTTGCCGCCTCGCCCTCCAGGATATCCATATTGGCATTGAAATCATTGACGTTATAGAAATCGTTCTGGGACGGTTTTTTTAGTTTCAAGATATCAGTTGTTTCCATGTGGACGCACCTCGTTTCTCAAGAAATAATGAGTATAGGCGGCGAGCTGTGCATGCGTAAAAGCAGCCAGCGTTTGGTGCTGGTTATACATCAGGGACAGATCCAGCACCAGATTTTCCGGCACGATCCGATTCAGCAGCGTTTCTACGTCGTCATAATTCTGTTTGACCTTCAGCATCACACGTACGGTAAGAGTAAAGGTGCTGCCAACCATGGCTACGGTATGGCCGTACATCTCTTTCAGGACTACCAGCGCCGGCGGGGACAGATAAAATCGGTTGTCAACCAGAACTGTCAGCGGGGATAGTTTTTTGACTTCACCGAAAAGGAATCGAGCCGGGACATTTGCTGCCTCGGTCTGCTTTACGATTTTTTTCAACTCCTCCAGCATCAGACCACCTTCACTTTCAATGACATGGTCTCCTCAACGATGTCTTGCGTCACCTCTTCCACAAGAAATGTGCGACGGACATCGATGCCCGGGAGATCCGCGAAGATAACCTGACCCGCCCGAAGGCCGGGGATGGCCAAGGCTGAAAGCGTCAGACTCTGTTCCGGCCTGTTCCGCAGTTCCAGCATCTTCATGGCCCGGTCCTTGATCTGAGCGGCATTCAAGCTGTCATCCACAGATTCGTGATATTGCAAAATTCCCCAAAGGGCCATGTTATTGCTGTCCTGGGCGATATAAACGTCCCGTTTCCCGGTGGTTTCGTTATCTCGAACAAGCTTTACCTTGTTGTAGGTCTCGCCGTCGATGCTCCTCACATACTCGAATCCGGTTGCAAGGCTGTTCTCGCCGATCACAGGCACTTCCTTCGGGACAATGACCTCTGAGAGCCGCAGGGCGCCGAAGTCATCCCACAGGTAGAACATCCTCCCGGCGTGGATCAGCGTGCGGTCAAGCGCCTCCAAAATGACGTCAAATAAAGATTTGATGTCGAATACCATGGACGGAATGACATACCCGGTATTGGGGATTTGACCGGTCTTCAGCTTATAGTCCTCAGCAATGAGCTGGAGTACCTGATCCGCGCGTTTTCCGCTGAAGACATAAGTGTCCTTATTCTTCAGGTATCGCATCTGGTCATAAGCGAGGATATCAACAAACTCATCTTCCGTTCTGGAGATTTTGAAAACATATCCATAGAACAGGCCTTTTCCGCCGTCAAGCATCGTGACGATCCCGCCCTCCGCCCAAGCAACATCCGAGGAAGAAAGAACGCTCAGTTCCAGCTTTGCGGGGGAGCCGCGGCGTTTTGTCGTCCACTTGGCCGATTTGATCATCGTTGTGATGTCGAAGGCATCCCCAGTCTGGTTGTTCTGATACTGAAAAGTCATGGGATGGTAAACACCTGCCCCGGGTAGATTTTATTGGGGTTCGCTCCGATGGTTCCCTTGTTCGCAGAGTAGATGTCCGTCCACTTGGAGCCGGATCCGTACAGCCGCTTGGATATTGCCCACAGGCTGTCTCCCCGCACGACCGTGTAGGTTTTGGGTACCACTGGCGTCGCTCCACCCCTCTCCTTGGGGGTCTCTGCAGCAGCGGTCTTTGTTCCGCTATCAGAAAGGATCAGCCGCCGTGGGGAATAGTCCTTCCACTCACTGAGCTTGATGGAATAATAGATGTCGCCAACAGCTCCAAAGCGCTCATCATAGGAGAAATCCTCCACGCCCATCTGCGTGTTGATGTCGAGGTCGGATCCAGAGAGTGTGAATTGAACCGGCTCACAGCTGTCTCTTGCGCTTTGGATAGCCCGCACGGCCTCCACCGGGGTAATGATACTCCCGGTCACATACGGAGCGCTGGAGGCGGGGAAGAAGCTGTCCCAGGACACAGACCGCAGTCCCTTCAAACGGAGCAGCAGCACCTCACCGATGCCAAGCACGGTCGCGGTTTTGTTCTTCCCC